ACACTGGCTCTACCGACTCCCAGTCTACCTTAGAAATATCTTTGTAGTTAGGCGTATCTGGATAGCGGTGAGCAAGTACCTTGCTCGGTGCCTCGGCCCACTCTACGTGCCATGCAACTTCAGCATCTGGAAAGTTTGCCTGCACCGCAGTGTCAAGCGCTCCAGTTCCCGAAAAGAGACTACCGATTTTCATGTGCAAGTCCCCTTATCTTTTTGCTAATCGTTCCTTGATTGATGCCAGTGAGTTTTGATACCATACCTTGAGAAGTTCCCATTCCCACAGCCTCAGCAATAAGGCCGTAATCGGTACTATGATTAGCACGACTGTAAAGTACATTCCTAAGTATATATAAAGTGCCAACATTTAGATTGCCTCCAGTCCTATCTGTTTTATTGATTAGCTTGCTAATTGTCGAGTGATGAATCTTTCCATCCACAATCGCAGACAATTGCCGGCTAGAGAATATCTCGTAGCGAGCAATGTCTACAATGTGTGTAAGCAGTTCATCGCGGTCTAACTTATCGACTGCTTCACGAAGCCAGATTGCCTTATTTAGAGCAGCTGCAACCTGCATCTCTTTTGCTCTATCCATTTACAACCACCTCCAAATAAGTTTTCTGACCTTCTACTACCAACTGCGCACGTGCCTGAGAGTGAAGAGCCTGGACCATTTCATCGAACTCACGCTTGCGCTTGTCGCTGAACTTCTTGTAAGCCTCTTCGTATCGAATTTTGCCACCCTTGTCAGTGATAAGAGTTTCAAGACGGTCAACATCTCGTTGCCACTCTGAAGCAGAGATTGCTCCGGCCATCTGAGTCAAGTTCCAGAACCACTCTTCTGAGTACATGATTGCAGTTAGCAAGTGGCGAAGTTGCACTTCTTCGTACTTGTCGTACATGGCAAGCAGAACCGCACACTTCCAGACCGACAACGCTAGGCGCTGGCGTGAAGGCTCAATAGATTCCTTCTCTGGGTGTGCCTCTGAGAAGTTACCCATCTCCCACTTGAACTGATTGAATCGCTCAAGCGCTGGCTGGCTAAGACGTACTGGGCGAGGCCCGTTAGCACTCTTCTTCTGCCACCACATAACGCTTTCAGATAAGCCCTTCATCATCGACTCAAGAGTCTCGTCTCGGACGTTGACTTCGTACTCATCGGCCTGTTGAATATCTTCAGACTCTTTTGTGCGAGGTGGTGTTGGTGCGGTTACGTAGATGAAACGAGCCAAGAATCCCGAACGGAAATACTCAGTCGTTAGCACGTCTGCGGTCTTGCTAGTGATACCCATTAGGTACATGATGAAGTTAGTTTCAGCACGTTCCGTCTGGGTCTTGCCCTTTGCTGAACGGATAGTCACAGGTACGTGTCCATCGTAGAGTTCGGTAAAGCGCTCCGCAGCTGAGGCCATGTAGGTCTTGTTGATAAAGTCCTTGAACATACCCTGAACCTCATCGCGGTGAAGCAATGAAGTCTGCTTGTCTCGCTCCGCTAGGATGGCCGTCAAGCCTTCAGGTGTTGCATCCGAACCAATGTCAATCTGGTATCCAGAGAACTTCTCGTACTGGCGCACAGCACGGAGCATGAGGTTTCTAGAGGTTGACTTACGGGTCAAGGTCGTTTCACCCAAGACCATGAACCAAAGGTTCAAGCCCATCTTGCCGAACTTCGGCACAGCGTAGCCAACGTCAGAGAAGACGCAGGATAGCAGTGTCCAGGCAGATGCGTTCTGATAGGCAATAGCACCATCGGTCTTGCTGGTAGCCCAGTCGCGGTAGATATCGATGAAGTTGCGGTGCTCCATAACGGTCATGCGCTCTGATTCGGTTAGGAAGTGAGGCTTGATGTTGCTGATTTCAACCGGCTTCTCAATGTCAGTCAGGTCGATTGGCATTGGAGCTGCAACGTCTTCGCGGAATGAACCACCGGCTCGCTGAACTTCACGCCACAAGTCGCCGTCTGCATCCAAACGCTTAGGGCGTAGTGGTGAGTGGTACTTGTTGCACTTAGCGTTGCGAACAATGACGAAGACTTCTTCGGCGGTGAGACCCTGCTTGTAGAGTGCAATCTCCAACTTCCAAAGAAGCTTAGACATGTCTGCGCTCGCAGAGGGTTCCTCCATGTACAGCCCGATGATTTCAGGGTTACTCTGAATCTTGGCCATAGTCTTCATTAGGTTAGGCCATGACTCAGGTAGTGCCTCAAGCGAAAGTTCGCGGATTGGCTCTACTTCTACATCCCCGTAGTGCAGCTCTAGGTCATCGATAGAATAGATTGCACCATTAGTAGTTGCAGTAACAGGCACGTTCTTGCCCGGCTTGCAGTTCATAGTGTTAGGGATGCGAAGAAGTTTGGTTGTGTTCCAACCCGACAGGTCGCAACCTTGGTGCTTGTGAGCGTAGGCAATCTTCTTAGATAGAAGAGCTGCAACCTGCGGGTCCACTTCTGAATCAAGCATCCAGTATGTGTGCCAGCGGTCATCTGAAGTCTGAACTGAGATAGACGGCTCGACAAGGAAGTTCTCTGGGCCACAAGCGTCAGCGTCTGCATAGATGACGTGAACGGTCTTAGCGTTCTCCTTGATTCGGCGTGGTGCATTGAATAGGATTGGTGAATAGTATACGTCTTCAGTGTTGCGAGCAAGGCAGTAGTTCACCATGTCTTCAGCCTGTGCTGGGTACTCAAAGAACTTCTGCTCGGTCAGCTCACCAGTCGCACCCTTGGTTACGATGGTCGCTAGACCTTTGGCATCGCCATAGACGGAGGCTAGAAAATCGCCTGTCTGCATATATCCTCCTTTGATTGATTATTTACTCTCCGCAGATTCTGAAGGAGTCGAACCTTCGCTAACGGTGTTGGAGACCGTTGTGCTACCGTAACACTTAGAACCCTTAAATGAACTACTTGGATTTGAACCAAGATTTCAGATTATGTCCTGCATTCAGACCTCTGCGTACTGCCATTGTACTATAGTTCCAGGTTTGACTTATCTCAGATGCCTCCGAGACAGTTTCTCTGCCTGTTGGAGCCCCAAGCAGGAATTGAACCCGCGACATCCATATTACAAGTATGGCGCTCTACCAACTGAGCTATTGAGGCAAATTGGCAGGTCCTGCAGAACCTACCCAGTAACAACTAACATCCTAGCACCAGACATGAAAGTACAGGCGGGGGTTAGTTTACGCTAGGCTAACTGACCGTTGTTACTGTTTGCTGCCCCCGCTGGACTCGAACCAGCAACCTTGAAGTTAACAGCTTCCTGCTCTGCCATTGAGCTAGGGGGCAATCGCAACAAGTTTATCCAGTCCTTGCAAGTAGCCAGTGCGCATTGCTCCAGCAGCCTTCAATTCTTGTTACTTGATAGAGAGAGGCGTTGGGAGGCTATTTGCCCAGTGCTCTGAGTATCCCATACTCTTGCGCATCATCTATCCGTGCCCCGACCTGGAATCGAACCAGAGTTATACGCACAAAGGAGGGAGAGATAGAAAGCGTATAGCGCCAGCGGGGGCTTGTGAGACAGTTTTAAGTCATGTCTCAGGACTGCCCATTTAGGTATTACCAGACATCGCCAACTGGCTTTGCGCCTGAAGCTGCAAGCAATGAAGCTGCGTCTGAAGTTGGCTTATCAAAGCCACCTACCTCGTTGCGAGGCTTACCTTCCATGTCGGTGCCAATCTTGACGCGAACGCCAATGGCCTTACCGGCAAGCTCGTCTGGGGTTGGCACGGTGAATGAGCCAACCTCCATGTCAATACCAAGCGCCGAGAAGAAGGCCTTGGTCTTCCAGAAGTCCTTGGCTACGTATAGTGGAACGTAACTAAAGACGCGGCGGTTGTCAACGCCTGGGCCCGATAGTCGGAACTGAATGTTGAAGCGTGGCTTGCCGGCGTTGTCGCCTGACTTTACTTCATCCGACTTTACGTCAAAGATTGTTGCGTTGTATGAGCCCTCTGGCACTGGCGTGTAATCTCCGCCTGTGGTTGAGTCGAGTGCATCCTGAGTGATGTTTAGTTTAATTGCTGACATATTACTTTACCTCCTGTTGTGCTGCCTCTAGGGCTTCTTTGATTTCTGCATGAATCTGAGCAAGTGCACGTTCTGCGTGACGCTGGGCATCTAGAGCTGCGCCAGTTACCTTGCTTGCCAATTCGATTTCGATGTGCGCCTGCAATAGTGCTGGTGCAATCTCTTCCGGTGTGCGGTGAACCTTAGGTTCTACCTTTGTTTTCTTAGCCATTACTTTCCTCCTTTATTGATAAGTTCCATGATTGACTTCATGGATGGGTCGTAGATTTTAGCCGGCAAACCAAAGCGGTTCTTGGTAACCAATCGGTCCGACTGTCCAACTACTAGGACTCGCTGTGGTGGGCCATCTTCCTGCGCCTCGATGGTCATGTAACCAACGATGTCTGGGATGGATGGAAGGGTTGCCTTGAACGAACCAGGAAGCATCGCAGTGGTCTTGATAGCACCGCTGTTCTCGTCCTTGTCATCGAAGGCGTGAGCAATAAGTATGCTCACAAATGGGGCGGTGTGGAACGTGCGGAAGATTTCATTCGCCCAGTTCTTTAGGTCGCCCCACTTACCGAACTTGTTGCCCTTGTTCTCTGGCTTTTCGCCGAAGAACTTCTCAGCTCGGTCCATCACAACGCCGATGGTGTCGATGATAATTGTCTGGTACTTGTGGTCGCCTTCCATTAGCCAGTCGTAGACCGCTTGGAACTGCTCGTGCTTCTCAACCTGAATAACATCTACGGTCTTGAAGTCACGGGCGATTGCTGATGAGCCACCCTCTGCATCGATTAGCAGAACCGGGCCGAACTCTGCTACTTCTGAAATCGAAGCTGCAAGCCAAGTCTTTCCGCGTCCTGCGTCTCCGTAGAACAACATTGACTTAGGTCGGTTCAGTGTCTCAGCCTTGTGAATCATCTTTAGAAATGCTGGCTGTGGTGCCTTTGTTGCTTCACTCATTTGTTTCCTCCTTGTTTCTTGTTTGTACAGTATAACACATATGATTCTAGAAACCTAGTAGAGACTTCTATCAGCGTGTCGTTAAATACCCGTAGAGCATTTGTAGCAATCAGGGTGTGGCGCATACGATTCTGGGTGAGCCCCGTCTTGCAGCTCAGACCAAAGCGCTTCTAGCCTCGCCCACAACTCTAGTGCAAACTGTGAATCGTAGTCCACACTGAAAGTCCAGATGTCATTGTCATAAGTACCATCACGATTAATAAATACCAAAGTAACTTTATCAATCTTGATGCCTCCTTGGTTTAATCCCCAAGCATACAATTGCGCTTGGCCAACATACTTGCGAAGCGTATACTCTGATGCTGAGTCATGCTTTAATCCCGCCACAAAGTTCTGCAGCTTTTTAATCTTGGTGCGTGATGTGGTCTTCCAGTCGATTAGGTGGTTGCTACGTACCAGAACCAAGTCAGGCTTGCTAGATATAGAACCATACCCGTCAAGAATACCAAGTCCGATTTTTTGTTCGACAAGAGCGCCGTCGAAAAGAACATTATCGCTATCGGCAATAGCACGCTCAATAAATCCGTGAATAGCTGTACCAATCTTGCCTCCCATCCAGTACTTTTGTACTTCTTGTTCTGTACGCACAAGCGCGTGAGCCAGATGCCTAGTACAAGGGTCAGATATCTGTGATGCTCCAACCTTGTGCTGCTTGTCTCGTTCTGATTCCTGAAGGAATAAACCAACAGTCATCTCTTTTACCTGTGCATCAGTCAATGTCAAACAAGCCACCCTCTTCCTCATCAAAGTGAATACCGCCCCAGATACCAGCGTTTACTTCTTGCGCAACCGCGAAGTCATAACAGGCCTTTATGAGTGGGCACATATGGCACATCTCTTCGGCTTCTTGCCACGACATCTTAGTTGAGTAATCAACCCAAGCTCTTGGGTCATCAGTGCAGGCTACGTCTGTTTCTCGTAACCCCTGTTGTAGATTATCCCAGAATGGGATTGCTTTGTCAAGTAGTGGAACTGATTCAGATAGTTCAAATACCTGAATCTTTTCTTTCTTAGTTCGTGCCACGCCGTTGTTCTGTATCTTCTTTTCCTGATACTTCATCTTGGCATATTCTTTACGGCACTGTCGACACACGCGGGCGTTATCAAGTGGGCGAATAAAAGTATTCTCCTCGGTGAACTCATGCCCCTTAGAGCAGTGACTTCCCCTGGCTCTCTTCTTACCCCACGGATTATTCTTATCCGCTTGCTCCCACTGGTATTCGCTCATTTATTCCAATTCTTCTTCATCCTGGTAAGAGTCATCAATTACGATTGGCTTGCTTAGGTCGTCGTAAACCAGGGCGTGAATGATACCTGCAAACTCAATCGGGTCCGGGTCTGTTCTCTCCAGAACATCCTTAATCAGATTGATTCTAACAAGAGCATCGGACATTAAGGTTTCCTGAATCCATGCTTCCGGTGAGAACTCATCTTCACCTGAGTATCGAAACTGATTGGCCTTATTGTTTCGCCACTCTAGATACTCTGTTACCATCTCCGCTTTATTCATCGGCTTCCTCCTGTTGCTGTGGATAGTTTTCTTGTAACCATTGTTCGTTCATCTTACTCATAATTTTCCTCCTCGTACCAGTCCTCTTTACAAAGACCATATCCAATAAAGCCGCTAGGGCTAACGCCATATACATGATTGTAGTGCGTTCCCATGTACTCTGAATCATACTCAGCAACAATAATCTTAGTGTCTGGCGGAATTTGCTTTAGTTTTTCAATTAACTCAGCTGCAGTAATTGGAACGTTATCGCCCATTTATTCCTCCCTTTATGAGAGAGGTAAGACCAGCGACTTCGCACCCTTCCATGTCGTAATTACAGAAGTCGCAATGACCTAATCCAATATGCGCATCTAGCAACTTGATAATGCGCTGCTGCTCGCAAACAATCCCATGCTGAACACCAGCCTCCCACTCTTTACGGCATAAAACCTTGATAGTGTATTGGTCTAGTGCATAAAAAATAAAACGCTTCATTTACTTCTCTCCTTTGATAAGGGCGATAAGGCCAGTAACTATATTGTTTACTGTTGGATATAGAAAGTAGCCAATGCAAATACCCTGCAAAAATTCAGGCATCTAACTTCAACTCCTTCTTTACCCATTCCCAGAAGTCATCGTAGTCGATGTCTTCGTACTCTTGCATTAGTTCATAGTTCTGCTGGTTGCGTATCCGCATCCGCTCAATCAAGTCGTCATAGTGCCACTCGCAACGGAAGCGTTGGACTACCTTATCTTGGCATCCTTCTTCCTTACAGAACTTAGCCCGCTCTTGCTTCGCTTCTTTGTTGATTGCGCGAAGTCTAGCGATACCATCCACTGTGCCAGTTCTCATTACCCTGGCTTGGTGCATTCGGCAGTACTCATAAAGTCGCCAGCTCTGGTTCTTGCAGTCATTTACAGAGCATGGTGGCTTAGGTGTTTTTAATCTCGGCATTCTCATACTCCTTAATCAAATCCTGAACTTGCTTGACTGGCTTCTTGATTGCCTTTAGTTGCTTTACGAGTTCAATACGCTGTTC